GTCAATGAAGAGCTGTCAGTCAGCACCTCAAAGTCGCCACTTAGGTTTGCCTTGTAGAAAGGAATGCTGATAAAATCGCCGCCCTCTGTAGCATTTAGCTCCGCCAGTGGTTGAACTACACCAGACGCGAGAAAAGCGTCACGTTGTGTAGTTTGCTCAATCACATATGGAGTGAATACTTCAGGCACGATAATATCAGAGCGAAGAGTCGCCATGATAAATAATCGTTAAAGGTTTACAGATTGCCCCACAGAGGCGCGAAGGCACAGCCTTGCTTATTTATATTTTAACCATTAGCTGCGGATTTTAATCTGTCATATAAGTCGCGATCAGTTCTAAAGAGACGCGATTGTTCTGTCAAGTTGTAATTTTCGCGCAGAAATGGGTTTTTGGTTCCAGAAGGGACTTCTGTAGTGCTTCTGCTTGATGGTGCTCCGCCACCAGTAGGTCTTGGAGTTTTTTGCATCCACTCAGGCAGATTTGACTTCGCCCAATCAGTTACTGGTTTACGCTCATAACCATCAACAACAACAACAGTTCCATCGGCCTCACGTTCAATCTTGTCAGATGATAGCTTTGTCTTGAGTACCATGTCAGGGTCGTAGACAACATCAGCAAGTGCGGTGATGGCTGGCGAAATAAGCTCAAGCTCCTTGACTCGCGCCTCAAGTTCTTGGATTCTGTTGTCTTTTTCTGCTGCAGCATCGCGATATTGTTGTTCAAGAGCTTGCCGTGCTTCTGTGTATTTGCCCTTTGATTCCAGCTCTGATTGCTCAGTTCTTTGCTTAAATTCGATCAGCTTTTGAACGTCTACGCCGTCAGGAATGGCTTTTGCTGACTGGACTGCTTTCTTATATTCATCCAAAAGCTCGGCGTTTTTTCTGCGCATTGCCTCTAGTTCGTCCTCTAGCTTGCGCGTATCTACACTCTGCTCCACTGAAGTTTCTTCTTGTGACATGTTTAAGCGGATTTAACAAGCCATTTTATGCTTCTTATGCACAAACGCCAAAACGACAACTTCACCACTTGACACGATTTGACCAATAAGATCCACTCATTTTGCCTCGGGCAATATTTTTTGCGTGACGCGCCTTAAATGATTTACGCCTCTTACGATCTGCCTCAGATTCACCCTCGCGCTTTGGGCTGCCAGTTTTGCCTTGTTGCCCGAACCTAATCAGCTTAATTTTGTTCCCTGATTTCGCCAGTACAACGTGTGATTTTTCTGGATGCCCAGGTGTCCTTTTGGGTTTGTTATAACCAGACAAACCATACCTCTTTAATCGCGAGTCTTTCTGGCTCATGGCGACTGTTCATCATAAAGAGTTTCCAGGACCATGGTGGAAAGTAACGTCTTCAGCTCTATCAAAGCCTCTTGTTCTTCAGGGTCAGAGCCAGGCCATTTTTCTAAATACAAAGACACAGAGCGACTCAATAAACGAATCGCGTCTGCGCTCACCGTAAGCTCCCAGCAACTTTCAGTCATTGCAGCGTTATTTCTTTTTGCTTTTTTTCGCGGCTTTGCTGAGTTCTGACTGTTTCTTGAGAACTGGGTTGCCTGTACTCTCTGATTTAATGCGGACCACAGGATCTTCTTTGCTGCCAACGCGACTTACTGAGCCTCCTGAAGGCCCCTTAATTGTTCCCTTTTTGCCCGCATAACCAGTGACCTCCCCGAAGGTTCTTACACCGCGATATAGCCAGCTAACACGGCTGCCTTTTGCCGGTTTAACATTCACTTTTTAGCTCCCTTTTTAGTTTTCTTCTTCTTAGGTGGCCGACCCATCTTGGATCCGTATGTTCCTGGACCTTGTGGCATGTGTTTGGCGCAACTAACTCAGTTTAATCGACTTTGCTCTCTACTTTTTTAGTCGACTTTTTCTTGGTTGTTTTAACTGCAGTCGCGGACTTATGTGTGTATGGGTAAGGCATGGTGACAAAACAACTAAGTTCAGTTTAATTGTCTCGCGCTATGTTCCCATATCTAGACCTCAAGTCGGCCAATGAAAGCTCACTGCCATCGTCACGCACAAGTTTCTGCAAGGCTTTCTGTGGATTCATGCCTGGTTGGCGCCTTAATTTGTCAAAGTAAGCGGCCTTACCTTTGCCTAACGCTCGGACCCTAATTGCAACATTCTCAGGCTTCGCGATCCAATCACCATATGTTGTGTCGGCAGGAACCATGCCACCAATAGCGGACCTCATACCCTCATCATCAGGTGGATCAAAGGGTAAATTGTCATAATCGATTACACTTACAATTGTTGAGCGGCAATTAAAATGTTGTGGCGGTTCAGGCCCTTTACCATACTCGAACATTTGACCATCTAAAGCGCGACATATTGCTGTTGTTCGTGCATCCAATGTCGCCACGTATTGATATTTTTCTGTGATGTCGGTGTTTGCCTCATATACATTCATTGCAGCCATGTTACTAATTTGATTCACGCTCGTCCTCACTAAAGTTTGCACCTGATGATTGGCGACAGACGTTAGCTCGCCACCTGCCTGTTGTAGTTGCTTAATAGACAGACCAGCAGCTCTCACTTGACCGACTGACAATGGGGCATAATCACCAAATTTAAGTCTTCCTTTTAGTCGGCGTGATATTTGATTTAAAGTCTCGCCAGATAAGAGCCCTTGTCGCGTAATTTGAGCAAACATTTCAGCAGAGTTTATCGCCAAGCCTCTGAACGCTTTGTCGATGATCTTGCCATTTGGTAGCGTTATCGCACTTCCCTGTAACGAAGTTAAGTTAAAAGTCGAACGTCCTACCACACGTTGAGCGCCCTGCTCTACACCATAAACCGATTTAAACAGATCGTCGCTCAAGACAACTGTGTTTATGTCAGTAGGATCGGTCAAGACTACAGTACGTGCAAAGTCAGCCGAAACCTCAACAGTATTGACTAAAGAGCGCGATCCTGCAGGTATTACGTTTCTTAACTGCTGAGTCACAAAATCTGTTTGTAATATCGCCAAGCCTTGCAACTCTGTCGCCGTGAAATTACTTGCGTCACCGGCCCAACCTGTGAGTGATTCCTTTAATTGCGCGAGTACACTTCTCAGCCTTGCGGCGCGGAACAATTGATTCGCGTCATCTAAACCAAGTTCGTCGATAATTTTGAGTTGATTTACAGCGTCAACAATAATGTCATTGTAAACATTGATAATACGGCGAGCCACAGAATTGCTGAAACGATTGAGATCAATCGCATTTCTATAAAGCTCAGCGGGGACAGTCATTGATCTTCTTCTTCAAGGCCGATCTCTGCTGCTGAATATGGCGAAATTATGCAAATGTCTGCGCCAGCTTCTATCGCGCTTTTCATGCAATCAATGAATCCACTTAATGTCTCCAATCCTTCATCAATTAGTCGCACCTCTTCCACTGATTCTAAGACGCCATCATAGAACCAAGTCATTCGGATAATTGCAAATACATTGTCGGGCAACTTGCGCTGTGTGTATTGAAGTAGGCGGCGATCAGTGTTGCTGCTCATAGATCCAATTATGCTGCACCTATTCTGGCACAAATATCAGGAGACGTTAGGTGTGGATTCTTCTATCAATGTGGATTCTGTTTCATCCAGTAAGCCGCCATTTTGCGTAGCATCAAGCTCGTTATCAACATCAAAATCATCACCTAATACTTCGCCTTCACTTAGCTGAGAAAGTAGCGTCTCCTGCGTAATTGTGCCCGCAGTGTATAGCTGAAGTAGTGACTGAATCTCCTGTGGTTCAAGCCTAGATCCAAGGAAGTCGCGATTAACATAGCAACTGCCTGGTTGTGAGTCGCCAAGATATTGGGCGTGATATTGCAAACAATTATCAATCATATCCTGCATGTTTTGCGCGATAACCATCATTGTGCTATCGCCTTGTGACCTATCAATCCTCTTGGCTTCTGCAGTTTCAGCGCTCAACTTTTGCCCTAATACTGCGGACAAACCTAACTCATTTATTTGTTGCTCAATTTGCTCCAAACGCTGGAACTGTGAAGAAAATGCGTCACTTGGCGGAGATATGTACTCTGCGCGACCATCTGCAGGGAATGCTATGGCTTCTCCCGGGCCAGCAGAAACCTCTTCAGCCGATGATGGGAAGCCATAAAAAGCGAGCATTGGTACAGCACTGATGTGGAGTTGATTGTCTAGATCAGACTGGACCTGGTACGCTTTTAGATTCAACATCGCGATGTCTTCCAGTGGCGGACGCGATTCAAAGTAATTAATACGGTTGCTATACGCGACACTAAATGGGATCTGACTCAAAGATGTTCGGCCTTCATCAACAATGACAAAGTCGCTTTTCTTATTGTCGCGTTGATAGACTTTATATTCTCCTGGTGTCAAAACCCTGACTTGATCAATTATTTTCTCGCCAAAATCGCCATCTGGCACTGTTACTTTTTCCCTTAATCGGAGCTGTGTAAGAACTTGCTCGCCGTCAATGATCTCATTTCTGAACCCTAGTATATCTCTTGGCGTGTAGGTTACATAATATGGCCGACCCTTGCCATCTGTGGGCGCGTCAACAAGAACACCAACGTGGCCATAACGTATCATTTTTCTCGCCGTTTCATACGTCCAGACGTTTAAGTCGTCTTGCAGGTCAACATGAAACAGTTGCTCGCGTATTTGGTCAGATGTCTCATTGAGTCGCACTGGTTTGCGTGTGAGCATACCCGCGAGCATTCTCTCTAGTCGTTGATAGTAAGGCGGACAAATC